ACGTAATACTCGTTGCCGCTGCTGGTGCCGGCGTCGATGATTTGAGAAACGATCGTCATAGAGTTCTCTCTTAATGTTACCGGCGCAGAATGCTAATCTGCGCGTCGTCAGCAGCCAGCGATGCCCCACCTGCATTAGTCGCGCCAGAAAGTGTGAGGGTCAGTGATCCGCCAGTGGTGATTTTCATCAGCGTCGACATGGTGATGTACCCATCCGTGCCGGCGGCCAGGTAGCAGTAGTCGTTTGCCTGCGCCAGCCCGTTCTGGAACACAGGAACAGCCGTGCCGCTCGTCTTTGCCAGGTACACCTTCACGCCGCCCGCCGCTGCGTCCTTGGTGACATGAATTTGTGCGGTGATGAGAAATTCGTCGCCTATTTCTGCCGTATCCGGCGAAATGAGAACGAGCGGCATCGTAGCCGAGCTATTGAGCGTGATGGCACCGCCGTTCTTTTGTGAGTTCTCGAAGCGCGGGTTGTTCAGGCGGGTGTTGCCACTGCCGGATGACTGATTAAGATATTCCTGCGGAGCGCCGGAACCATGCAGTGTGCTGACAACGTTCGATTCCAGCTTGGTATTTTGGCAGGAGCCAACAAGGTTCGTGCCGTATTTCACGCGGTCGAACGTGTTGTCGGAAACCTTAACGTAGTTGCTGGCACCGCCCACCGCGACGCCAATAAAATCGCCGTTGACCGAGTAGCTGGCCGCGGCATTGTAGATGATGTTGTGATCCACCGTGGACAGATCACAGTCGGTCAACGCGACAGCAATCGTATCGGCGTTGGCATCCTCGCGCTTGTAAAGCAGACTGTGGCTGATAGTCGATTGTGGTGCGTTGATAAGGCGCACGCCATAGATAAAGACAGCGGCATGGCATCCCTTGATCGAGGTCCATGGCCGCATGCCGGCCGTCGAGCGATCCGAATAAAAGCCGTTATCGACCGCAACCGCATAGCACTGCGAGAAGTTCACACCCTCTACGGCCCCATGGGCGACAAAGCCGTTTTGCGCATGGAACACGTAGCAGCCGTGCACCGTGAAGTCCGATGGCGTCGCCCCCACATCGCCGGTCAGTTCGATGCCCGCAACCATGTGTGTGGTCTGAGCTCGCGAAGGGCCAGAGCGCCGACCTGCGGCAAATACCCGTTCCAGTCCCAGGTTATGCACATTCGACGCCCGCAGTCCGTACTGAAATCCGTGCGCGGTTACGTCGTTGCCGCGGAATTCGACGCGCTCGATTGAGCACCGCGCTTGCACTCGATTCAACTGCGAGTCGGTTGCGTTGCCGATGATCTGCAGGCCGGTTTGCGTTTCCTGTCCATTCGTGAGAAAGGACAGATCGCGCACACAAACAGCATCGTTGAAATCGTCCTGCGTGATGGTCAGCATGTTGCCGGTGCCACCTGCTGCATACAGTCGTGACAGACCAGATCCAGCCCCGCGCAAGGTGAACGGGACACCTTCAATGGACAGCATGCCAGCCTGAATATTGTAGTTGCCTGGGCTCGGCAAAATGAGTTCACCGCCACCGGCTGCTTTTAGTGCATCCAAAGCCTTTAAGATGGCATCGGTTGTTGCAGTCACACCAGCCCCAGGACCAGCACCGAAATCCTTGACGCTGATAGATTCGCGCATCTTGTCCTGCATGGTGCGCAGAACCGCGCCGCTGCCAGTCTGTGTAAAGCTGCCGACTCCGCGCAGGGGGTCGTCGTCCGGGTCGTACATGGTGAGCGGGCCGATGGTGGCGATCACCTTGCTGCCCACGGCCGCCTCGATGGTGTACTCGTCGTTCGGCGCGAAGAAGGAATAGTTGCCGTTGGGGTCCGGGTAGAACGGATTCAGCTTGGGCTGTGTGACATCGTTGGCCAGGTAGATGGCGGCCAGCGCGCCGGTGGCAGTCACGCGCACGGTGATCGCGGCACTTGCCACTGGCTTCATGCCGTTGTTTGGCTGGCGTTCCAGTATTTCGTCTTGGTACTTGATCATCGAGACAGCCTTCCGAGTGAGAAATGGATGATGACGCCCTGGAGCACATGGCCGGCGTCGATGGCGCTGCTGCTGTAGAACAGCATGGCCATGTTCAGGCCGCGCCCCTCGATGCCGAATTCCGGTGTGCTGACCAGGCGCGCATCGTAGTAGAAGGCGTCCCAGTTGCTGGCATCCCAGTAGCCGCCGCTGCCGGCAATCTCGCCGCTTTGCAGGCGGTGCGTGCCGACGTCCGGGTCGCCGTAGGAGAACTCGGGCTGGAAGCGGATCGCCGCGTAGCTGCTCGCGCTCATCTCCATCACCGCTTTCCTGAACCGCTTACGCAGGCGCGGGCTGCTGATGTTGTTGAAGGGCAGGCGCAGGTACGCCTCGATCGGCGCGCCGTCGAAGCTGCTGCCGCTGTCGGCCTGGTAGACGAATCCATCCTCGGCGCCGAACAGGACGACATCCTTGCCGGTCGCGTCCTCGCAGCAGGCGAAGCATGTGGGTTTTACGGGGTACTGGAACTGCGTGATGCCGACCAGGCCGCGCTCGTTGAAGGCGGCGATCAGGCCCGATCCATCGGTGCCGTACAGGCGGTATTGCCCGCGCGCGCGGTAGACGCTCGATCCAACCACCTTCGTGCGCAGCAGGTCGACCAGAGGCTGCACGGACTGGCTGATGGTGGACTGGATGAAATTGCCGTAGGCTTGCGTGCGGTCGGTGGCCACGATGCCGCGGTCGTCCATGCCGTAGGTCTTGCCGACGTTCTGCACGGTGTATGCCAGGGCGCCAATCTCGTTCGAGATGGGCAGCATCTGGAAGGTGTTGTTCGTCGCGCCATTGAGCTGGTTGCTCGAGCTGCGCGCGAAGATGGCCAGGGTGTCGCCGGTCTGCACGGCAAAGCCGGTCACGGTGTCGCCCATGCCGACCTCGCCCGCGCCGGCGGTGACGGTGTACTGGTAGGGCAGGCCATCGCCCGAGTAGACCACCGAGGCGTCCTGCGCCAGCCACAGCTTTTCCTTGTGCGCGGCGATGAACTTGGGCGCGCCGGTTCCGATCGGCACGAACACGGCGCCGTCGAACTCGAATGCGCGGTTCATGCCGTTGACGCCATACATGCGGTAGGTGGACAGCGAGCCGGCGAAGTTCGTGCTGACGAACTCGAAGCGCCCGCCCGGCGCCAGCGCGATCGGGATCGGCGCGCCGCCCAGCGTGATGTTGCCCGCCGGCGTGCCTGGCTTGGTGGTGACGGCTGCGCCAGCCGCGAAGGTGCCGCCAGTGCGACCGGACAGGATCAGGCGCCCGGTGTTGGTGCCGGACAGCAGGCTGCCGGTTTCCAGCACGATGCGCGCGATGGTGGCCGAGACAAAGCCGACCGCGATCGTTGCGCCCTCCACCACGTTGATGGTGGCATTGCTGAATGCGATTTCCTCGCCCAGCGGGACCGGCGCCCAGCCGGAACTGGTTGCCTTGTACATGGCGCAGGTGGCGCCGCCGAGGGCATCGCGGAAGGCATAGCGCACGCCCTGGTGGATCCACACGCCGCGCACCGGGCCCTGGCCGGGCACCGGGCCGATGTCGGCGCGGTAGGCGTCAGCCGCAGCGGCCAGCGCCAGCGCGTCGTTGTAGGCATCGCGGTAGCCGCGCGGCGACGGGGCGATCGACAGCGCGCCGATGGGGGCGCCGCCCACCAGCACCTGCTCGCCGGCCTCGAATGCGCCGGTCACTTTGGTGACACTGATGGCCCCCAGCGCGGTGTCGAGCCTGATGACCAGGCCGGTGGCGCCGGACGTTGCGCCGGTGATGGTCTGGCCGATTGCGACAAGCGCGGCCAGTTCGCCCTCGAGGTAAAAGTATGTGGCGCTCGATGGCGCGGGCCGGCCGTCCAGGCGCTCGAAGCCGTCGATCCTCTTGTAGCCGCCCAGCAGGCCGGGCTCGTAGTTCATCGCCTCGAGCGCGTTGCCCGGCTTCAGGGACAGCACCGGCGTCTCGCTGTCGATGCCGCCGAAGAACTTGACGTACTGCGTCTCGATGCGGTCGGTGCCCAGTTTTGCCTGCTTCATGCGAGTGGTTCCCCAACGGTGAAGTCCGGCAGATACACTTCTTCCATCTTGCCAATCAGGCGCCCGGCTTCCAGTTGCGCGCTGGCGAACAGGTTGCCGTCGCTCTCATACTCGGCATAGAGCATCAGGGCGCGGTAGACGATCGCCATGTGGAAGCGGCCGGCGAACAGCGGCACGTCGTCGTTGTTGGCGAAGACGTGCGGCGCGCGGTAATACTGGGCAACGATGGTGTAGTCGTCGTCGGGGATCGGCCAGAATTTCAGCGAATCGTCCGGCTGCGAGGTGGCCACCTGCGGCCAGCCGACCTGCGTGCGCTGGTTGCCATAGCCGTAGGTGGCGCGGAAGGCGTCGTAGCCCATGGTGCAGATGGGCATCTCGTTGCCGATGCCGGCGGCCGGGCGGTACGCGCGCCAGTCTTCCAGAAGCCATTCCCCGAAATCTGCCACGCCGGCAGCGGCCGGGGTGTAGACGGCCACGCCGGCACCGGCCGGGAACTCGACTTCACGGCGCAGGAAGCGCCAGTTGTCGTGCTTGGCCTGGATCGACTCGTAGGCTTCGCGCACCCAGTTCACCACGCGTCCCTGCTCGCCGGACTGGCCGACGACGGACGCGATCGAGCCGGATACGCTGGCCTTCTCGGCGAGCTGCTTGCACAGTTCAAGGAATGTCATGGGGGATTACGCCTCGTTGCGGATGCGGTTGAGCCAGGCGGAACCTTCTGGGGTGTCTCCCTGGACTTCAAACGGGTAGCGCACGGCGGTGTTGAAATCCATGCGCGTGGTGCGGTCGCCGTTGCTGTCGGTGTATTCGGGGGTGCGCACGGTGAACGGCTTGGCGCGGGCCAGCACTTCGATGAACTTGCGCTTGACCGGGACCCAGTGGCCGCGCACGAAGCGCTGCGGCGTGCCGTTGCAGAACACTTCCACCAGCGGCTCGGCATTCGGGTCGTTGGTCGGATGCACGCGCACCGCAACGACTTCTTCCATGAAGGCCATGTTGGCGGTGTAGTCCTTGAACTCGAAGCTGCCGACGTCGGCGGCGACCGGCTGGTTCAGCATGTCGCAGATGTCCTGGACCGAATGCGCGCCGTCCAGGCTGATGCTCTTGTCGAGGTGCGATGCGTCTTCAAAGCCGGTAGTGCGGTTGCGTGGTGCGCCCATGTTCTATCTCCAGAAAGTAAAGGGGCAGCCCGAAGGCCGCCCCGATGTGCTACAGGTTGATGTGGTTGTCGTGCGTGCTTACGCGATCTGCGGACGGTCTGGCAGCGTGATCACGTCCTGGACCGCGTGGCTGGTGCCGGTGGTGTTCCAGTTCGAGACGCCGAAGGTGAACGTGCCCGATGCAGTCGAACCTGCCTTGTGGACGGTGTACGCAAACGCGGTCACGGTGTCCGGCATGTTCGGGAACTGCGGCGCGGTCAGGAAGTTGCCGGCGGCGTCCAGCGGCTCGGTCGAGCCCTTGATTACGCGCACGTTGCCGGCCGCATCCAGCGCCCAGACCACGACGGTGCCGAAGTTGGCCAGCAGGGTGATGGCCGCGCCGGTCACGAAGTCGGTCACTGGGGTGGTGCCGCCGGCGACAGCAGCCTTGCTGTACGCCTTGCCGTTGATGGCGTATGGGACGACGACGCCGGTGGTGAAGGTGGTGGCCGCGCCGCTGATGCCGGTCAGACCTGCCTTGGCCAGCGCGATGAAGGCGCCGACGAGTTTTTTACCGATCATGGTGTTTTCCTTGAATAGTAGAGAAGTTGTTTGTCGTGCTTGGATTTGATTCTGGTACTCGATTTGCTCTTTGTTGTTCAGCCGCTCGCTTCGCCTTGCACGACTTCGTGCAGAACCTGCCGCCACCGCGCAAGATGCTCGATCGGTTCACCTTCATCTGCTTGCCGCAAAACTCGCATGCCCTGATGAACGATCTTTGCACCGCTGGCACTTCGCCCTCAGACACCGGCCAGGCTGTCCCACTCATAATGGGGCGGCCGGCATGGATGTCTTTGTGCGTAGCTGCGGTGCAGGCCAACAGGTTGCTGCGCTCGTTGTCGCTCTTGACCCGGTTCCTGTGATGCACATGGATTTCGCGGCGCAGATACTTGACCCCATCAATCTCAGTCAGGAAGTGGTGATCCGGGGCTTCAACCCGCATCCATTCCTCCATCACGACACGATGCTGCATAACATAAGTTCCGACAGCAAAGGGGTGGTGCCGACGTCGCTCCAGCACATACCCATCGCCGTGCATCATCTCGATACCGTCAGCCGCGACTACCCCGTGATAAGAGCCAGCCTGCCCTTGCACCATGCATTTCTTCGAACAGTACACTCGCCGAGTTTCATGGCACTTCGGTACAGCCAACTGTTTATCGCACCACTTACAGCGGAATGTGACCCGCTTCTCCTGGTATGCCTTGGCGATCAACACGCCCCGGCATGGCTGCGAACAAGTCTTCGCGGTTGCGGCCCGGACTGGCGGAACGCTGAACTCCTTGGAGCAAACTTCACATTTCTTCACGACTGGCATACGGGCCTCTTAACTTGTTTGTGGTCGCTCGACTATATCATGAGCGCAAACTTGCCAGAAGCCCGTAATGTTCAATCGTTGTTTAGAGCGCCTTGACTGCGCATTCAGCCACTGCCGCCCACCCATTATTCAAAACCACGGCGCAGAAGTAGTTCGTCGCGCCGATGTAGCCGCGCTGGCCCAGCGGATCGTTCTTGTCCTTCTTGCCTGGTGGCAGGTAGGTCACGTCGATCGAGGAAGCGCCGCGCAGGGCGACCGAGCCCCATGCGTCCTGGCCGGTCACGATCACCGGGTAGACGTCCAGGTTGGCGCCACCGGTGGAGAAGTTGCCGGTTGCGCCGACAGCCGCGCCCGAGTTCGGGATCGAAGCCAGTTCCGGCGACAGGATGAAGCGGAACGATTCGGCGCTGCCCAGTTCCTGCTCGTGCACCAGCTTGCGCTGGCCGTAGATCGCGGTTTCCTTGAAGCCTGGCAGGTCACGGATGTCCTGCTCGAGGTCGGTGTGGCCGAAGACCAGGAACGACGCTTCGACGGCGGTGGTGCCGTACATGGCCGAAGGCGCCAGCACGCCGGTGATGAACTTGGTGTGGTTCGACTTCAGCGAGCGGGTGATCTTGCGCAGCAGCGGCAGCGACAGGACGGCCGACACGGTGGAGCGCGAGGTGCCGCCGGCGTAGTACTTGTTGGTGATGCCTTTCAGGACGCCGTAGCGGACCATCTCGCGCACCAGGCCCAGGCGCTCGCCGGTCTGCTTCTTCATCTCGTCCACGATGTCGGTGCCGTCTTCGTGCATGTCGACCATCTGGTCGGTCAGCGCGTAGAGGACAGCGTACTGCTGCATCGTGACTTCGACGTCCTGCGGGGTCAGGGTGTCGGCGGCCGGGGTGACGCCTTCCTGGACCATGTGGTTGATCGCGTCAACGCTCCAGGTGTTGGGCGAAGCGGCGGTGGCGCCGAACGGCAGCCAGCGGCGGTAGACGACCGTCTTGCTGGAGTTCTTCGGCATCTGCTTCTGCTGGCCGGTGATGCCCAGCACTTCGACTGGCATGGCGTGCGCCAGGATCTCGCCCTTGAGCTTGTTGATCCGTGCGCTGGTGGTGACTGCTTGGATACCCATGATGGTATTTCCTTATTGATAAGAGAGGGGAGTTATTTCCCGCGGACTGACTTGAAGCCCGCGAGGAAAGCTGCGTCGTCATCGACAGCGGTGACGCCGGTTGGCGAGCCGGTAGTGGCCGGGATCGCGTTTTCAACACGGTTTTTCCGCTGCTTGTTTGTGGCTTCTTTCGCTACCTTTGCTGCTGCCTGCTCCGCATTCCACGCCTTGAAGTCGGTGAACGCATCGGTCATCACGCTGGAATCCCAGGTGTTGGCCAGCAGTTCCTGCGCGGTGGCCGGCAGTGCGCCGTACCAGGTGGCGAATTCAGGGGTGTCCTTCATCTCGCGCCAGCCTGGGTGGGCTGCGTCGACCACGCGCATCTCGACTGCCTGCAGCTTGGCCTGCACTTCAGGGTGCGCCAGTGGATCGTCCTGCGCTGCGCCCGGCGTGTCGCCGCTTGCTGCGTCTGGTTGATCCTGCTGCTCGGGCTCGGCTTCCGCCGGCGCCGCGGTGCTGCCGAAGACATCGGCCATGTCCTGCTCGAGGATGTCGGCGAGGTCGCCGTATTCCGCTTTCAGGCGCTTCATTTGCAGCGACGAAGGGCGGATGCCCTGCGCCACCTGCGTCTTCATGGCGTCGATCGCCTGCTTCAGGTTGCCCACGCGGCCGTTCATCTTCTCGGCTGCATCGCGTAGGCTTGGCAGTGCGTCGATGGCTGCCGTCATCTTGGCCAGTTGGCCGCGGGTGATCACGACAGGTTCGTCGTCGGGGTTCACCTCGGCTGGTGCTGGCTCTGCTGCCGGCGGGGCATCTTCGCTTCCGGCCGGGTCGTCTTCTGGCTCGCCTTCGGCTGCTGGCGTGGCCGGTGCTGCGGGTGCGTCGTCCTGCTTGGTCGTTCCTTCTGCGTGGGTGTCGCCACCGCGCGCTGCATTGAAGGCGGCCGTCATTTCGGCATCCGCATTGGCATCGGCTTCTTCCTGCTGCTCTGGCGTCAATTCCAGATCGTCGTCCTGGTCGTGCAAGGTAGTCATTGGTTCTCCACAAACAAAAAACCGCCCGAAGGCGGCGTTACGACAAGGGCCAGTAGTCCCTGTCACTTGCGCTAGTCCTGGGTATCCCCAGCGGCCAGCATTTTCTGTACTTCTGCAATCTGTGCCCGCGTGCGAATGGTCGTGTCATGCGGTGCATCGTTGTCGTTCACCCGGCGCAGGTGATCCAGCCGCGCCAGCAGGTGCTCGCGGATGCGCAGCCAGACGGCGGTCTTGCGCTCTGCGTCATTCAGTTGCAGGCGCAGCCCTTTGTCCACGTCCATGTCGCTCACCTTTGATAACCCTCGCCTGCAGGTGCCTTGCCGGCCGGTTCATTCGGTGGCGTGGCGGCGCGCGGCGTCTTCTCGTCCGCTGCGGCAGCGATCTGCGACAGCTCGCGCTGCACGTTCAGCTTCATGGCGGTATCAGCCAGCTTTGCCTTGACGTTTTCCAGCGTGGTCTTCTCGCGGTTGGCGTAGTCGAGGATGGCCAGGCGCTCCTTCAGTTGCAGCTCGGCCATGCGCGCTTCGTGGGCTCGCGTGTTGTTCTCCGTCTCGGCCTGCACGTAGACGGCATCGCGGTCAGTGTCCACGGCGATGCGCTTCTCGGTGGTCTGCGCGGTGCGCTCGGCCACGGCAACGCGCGCTTCGGCAGCGATCTTGGCGGCTTCGCGGGTCGGCTGGCGGCGGCGCGGCCTTCATCGCTTCCTCGCGCTCCTTGATCTGCGCGTCGGTCAGCAGGAACTTGGCCGGGTCCAGGCGCTGCGCCTTCATCGCTTCCTTGATCCACTTGGCCGGGTCCATGTTGAAATTCGGGTCCATCACCATCGGCGCCATGGCGAGAATGGCCTGGTTCTGTGCGTCGCGCTCGAACAGCGCCGACGAGCCGCGCGCGGCGATGATGAACTCGCCCTTCTCGTCCGCTTCCGGGCCGTGCAGCAGTAGCCACTCGTAATAGCGGATCAGGTGCGGCACCGTGATGCGGTCATCGAACAGTTTCGCAATGGCGCGCATCGGCGTGTTCGAGTTGTTGTTCAGGATGTTCATGCCGCCCACGGTGGTGGACGCGCTGCCCTGCTGGCCCTGCATCAAGAGCGGCAGGCCGGTCACATCCTCGGCCATCTTCAGCGCCATCTGCAGGATCGACTGCAGTTCTTCCGTCACCATCGGGATCTGGATCGCGGCGAAGGCTTTGTTCACGTCGTCCAGCGCGGCGTCCGATTCCATGAACCAGGTCTTGCGCGGGCGGATCGTGTAGTCGCTGCCGCCGCCGGCCGGCTTGATCACGCCCTTTTTCATGACGATCTGCGGCCCGGCGCCCAGCCCGGCGTTGTCGAGCATGTTGCGGATCGCCGCGTTGATCATGCGCTGCGGCGCGCGCACCTGGCGCGCCACGCCGATACCAGCCCAGTGGCCTTCGCGCGGCTGCCAGACCATGACGTCGTAGGGGAACTCGCCCGAGTCCAGGGTGGACAGCGCCGCCTTGATCACGCGGTCGTTGACCATCGTGACCATCACCGGCAGCACGTCGCCCTCGTCCACCACCACGCCGGCGCAGGCCAGGTCTTCAGCGGTGGCCACGCCGTGGTAGTACCAGATGCGGAAGACAGCGGTGTCGGGCGCCTGGTAGGTCTGGTCGTCCAGCCGGTCGCGCGCCGGGCCTTCCTTCAGGCACTCGGCGATCGCTTCTTCCAGGTACATCGGGTTGCCGTCGACGTCCTTGGTGCCCACCAGGTCGCGCAACTGGCGCGCGGTGATGTCGTCGTCCTCCCAGATGTAGTTACCGTTGTGGATGTTCTCGCCACAGGCCGGGTCCGGGTACAGATTACGGCAGGAGATGCGCTTGGATTGCGGCGCGGTCTTCTTCTGCACTTCCATCTTCGGCTCGCCGGTCTTCGGATCCTTGATGATCGCGCGCGCCGTGCGTTTTACTGGGAACGGACCCTTCATCACGCCGGTGCCCAGCTTGGCCGCATCCTTCAGCAGCTTGCGCTGCTCGGCGCCATACTGGCCTTCTTCCAGCCAGTCCTCGATGCGGGTGCGCGCCTTCTCGACCTTCTTTTGCGCTTCCTCGACCATCAGCTTCGCAGCTTCGGCGATGGTGGCCGGGCCGCCGGAAACCGGGTTCGGCATGGGCGACTGGTCGGCAAACGCCTCGATCACGTCCGACATCGGGGTCGGGCGCAAGTCCCAGTTGCGATCGTCCGTGGGCAGCAGCATGTCGGCGGCGCGCCCGGCGCTGAAGTCGACATAGGGGCGCGTGATGTTCATGAAGACGGTCGAGCCGGTATCGCCGGCCGGGCCTTCCTTCACACTGGCGCCGCCCTTGCCACCAAAGTCGCGCGGCTTGAGCGTGACCGACTCGCCGCGGTTGGCGTCGTCGATGCCCTCGTAGAATTCCTCGTCTTCCGTCCAGATATCCTCGATGCCCGACTGGCGCCGGAACTGCACGGCCGCCTCGCGCTTCTTGGCCAGGCCGGCAGCGAATGCGTTGAGCTGGGCGCGGCGCTGTTCTTCGGCCTCCTGCTCACGATCTCGACCGTCCTCGTCGGCGAACACGTCCTGCTCGGCGTCGTCAGCGGATGCCGCCATGATCCCGGTAGGGGTCATCTCCAGCGCTTCCTCGGCTGGGTTGCGGCTTGCCTTGCGGCGTCGTGCGGTAACTTTGTCCATGCGTGCTCTCTTAATAACCTACGCCAGGGTCATGCGCCCGGTGGTGCGTCGACACTTCGACGTTGATTTCGCTGCTGATGAACGGCTTGAAGTGCTTGAACTTCGACATGATCAGGTAGCGCATCGTGTCCATCAGGTGATCGTTTTTCTTGACGATCTTGCCGTGCTCGTCGCGGCGGTACATGCGGTACTCGCTGCGGAAGTTCGACATGCTGGTGAACACCTTCAGGCGCCCGGTTGACAGGCGCTGCCACACTTCGTACAAGCCGGCCTCCACCGCGTTCTCGGCCAGGTGCAGCTTCAGCCCTTCCTTCTTGTACATGTCGATCAGCTTGGTGCCGTCCATCTGCGAGCGCCCGCGTGCTGCTGGGTCGATGACGCCTTCCATGTACGTGCCGCGCGACTTGATGGCGCTGGCGTGGATGGCCGGTTCGGCCTGGCCGCGGTAATGCTCCTGCACCAGGTAGACCGTATCGGTATCGCGGTCCCACGCGCCCCAGATGCAGGCGGTCTTGTTCCAGCCCACGTCCAGCGCATAGCCGCGCGGCCAGTGCGCCGGAATCGGGAACGGTTCGACCAGGATGTCTTCCTCCTTGATCGGGTAGATCGCGCCCGAGCCCATCGACGGGATGCCTTTACTACGCGCGTCGCGCAGGTGCGGTTCGCACTCGGCCAGCATGCGCGTCTTGTCGTCGGCTGACAGGTGGGGAACGTCGTCCCAGCCTGCCATCACCACGGCGCGGTCGTTCTTGACCAGGATGCCCGATTCGTCCAAGTCCAGCCCATCCTCGAAATACTTGCTGATGATCGGCGTGATGCCGTTCAGCGGGGTGAAAGTCTCGAGCAGCAGGCCGCCGGTGGTCATCAAGCGCATGACGCACTCGGCGCGCACGCCCTCGTTTGATTCCTCGTCCAGCCAGATGCCGTCCTTCTCCGTACCCTGGAAGGCTTTGCGGCCCTGCTCGTAGGACTTGAAGCCGATCGTTGACCAGCCGCCAGAGACATGCTTCACGTAGATCATGTCCATCGCGCCGTTCGAGTTCGGCCGGTACATGGCTTTACCGAGCAGGTCGCCAGGGATCAGGCCAGTGCCCATGTCTTCCTTGGTGCCGCACAGCTTGGCCTGCGTGATGTCGCGCACCGTCTCGTTGGTGTCGCCGGCGACCCACCAGTGATTCGGGCGCTCGAAGCGGTG